GGATTACCATGTCTTCTAAGAAGTATGGTTCCAAGTTCGTAAAGGACTTGGTCAGCTACCGTGTGCCTTCAGGATTCAATCCTACAGTTGTCGAGGATTTCTTCGAAGCTCTCGATTGTCCAAGAGCGCTAACGTGTTATTTATTATGGAAACATAATGAACATTCACAATTAGCTAAACTCTCGTTCAATCCAGCTGACTATAGTGATATGGTCAGTTGTCGAGATGCCTATGCTGCAACAAAGTTCTTATCCAAGTATAAGGATTTCTCCTTAGACGAAGATCTGGACGATGCTGCTTTTAAGAAGTTCATGGAATTCGAACTTCTTTGCAAAGGTACAAATAATCTTTTTCGGACTAGAACGAGTCCTTCCTTCTATGAAGGTCGGACCGCTAAATTGCATAGTGCAATTAAGCGAAAAATCGAACTTATCCTAGGAGATTATGAGGCGGAAGAAATTTTCTCTTCACCTGATTGGGGTCCTGGTGCCTCAACGCTGATAAAGCGGAGAGATGCCAGTGCTACCAATAAGTTCCAGTCAGAGACTGGAATAACACGAGATCTACACGCCCTTGTTACCGATGAGATTCTAGCTGGAGCTTATCCCAACTGGTACTCTCATTTGGTTTCGGTAGGTTTTCCAACCTATCAAACCGGTAATAAAGTGGTGACCGTCCCTAAGGATTCGTCGACTAACCGAGTTATTGCTATTGAACCTGGAATGAATTTATGGTTCCAGAAATCAATTGGCGATATGGTTAGGCGGCGTCTCATTAGGTGGGGTGTCGACCTCTCGCGTCAGAATGTGAATCAGGAGTTAGCCCGTATCGGTAGTATAACGAACGAGCTAGCTACTGTGGATCTTTCTTCGGCGAGTGACTCTATAGCCTATTCCGTTGTTGAGGAGTTACTACCTCGGCGCTGGTTTAGTATTATGGAGTCATGTCGTTCACCTTTTGGACTTTTGAAAGGCAAACAATACAAATGGGAGAAGTTCTCCAGTATGGGGAACGGCTACACATTTGAATTGGAGACTCTCATATTCTATGCAGTTGCAAAATGCTGCGCTGAATATGTCGGGTCCCGTGAGCGTGTAAACGCTTACGGAGATGACGTTATTTTGCCATCTTCAGCCTTTCACGTCTTTGCAGAGATGATGAGCTTTTATGGCTTTCGCATTAACGAAAAGAAGAGCTTTGTGAACTCTCCTTTTCGCGAAAGTTGTGGAGCCCATTTTTATCTCGGTAGCGATATTAAACCCATCTATCTTAAAGATAGGATTCACTCCATTCCGTCTGTTTACAGACTGGCGAACGCGATCCGACGACTTGCCAGCAGGCGCTGTTCACAACTCGCCTGTGATGGTAAGTTTAAGAAAGTGTTCGATCGCCTTACCCTACAGGTTCCTTCTCGATTTCGATTGAGAATTCCTGATGGATATGGTGACGGTGGTTTCATCTCAAGCTTTGATGAGGCCACGCCCAACGTCGCTAGAACTCACCCAAAAACCCTCGGGTTTGAGGGGTATAGAGTTCCTAACGTCGTGGAGGTAAGTTTGACTTACCAGGATGAACGGAGAGGCTATTTATTAGCCAATCTTTGGGCTTTAGAGCTACGTCCCCAACGGGACAAGACGGTCCAAACTAGGCATAAAGCGATTAGAGAACTTACCCTAACTAAAC